TCATAAACTAAACATTCAGATTCTGATGGGTTAGAATCACAATAAAGTTCAAGTGCAGTGGGGTCATGATGATCACCTGCTTCAATTTCTTTCTGATGGTGCTCTACATAATCTTCCAATTCATGTAGCTCACCTTCAATGTGACGACGTTGGTTAGGAGAAGTTAGAGGATTGTCAAGGATCTCTTTATCCACCTCAATATGCTGCTCGATGCTGTCCATGTGAAGTTTTATTATTTGTTTTACTTATTTATTTTTATTAATGGTTCAGAGTGCTACATTTGCACTATTCTTAAGTCTTTGAACCATAGAATCTGCAAGTGCTTCCATCCTTTCGGGATGAATTGCACGAATATCTGCCTCTTTTAGAGCAATTTTCATGCTTTCCTCCTCAATTTCAGTCAATTTCTTGCCATTTTTGGGAAGTGTCATTGTCGTTAATTCCTCGGTAGTATATTTTAGCGTTTTAACACAAAAATAGTTAGGAATTTAATGTTTTCTTTATGATAAAGTCACTCATCTTCAAACATGGGACCATAGGTTCCCTTGCTTCCAGGTTTTCTATTATCCAACATATCAAAAATACTATCAACCGAACTAATGTTCTCCAATTCTCTAATAAGTTTTGCAATTTCGCTACAAACTACTGGCCTCTCGCCCCTTGCAGCATATGCCAGAGCATTACGAAGAGATGATTCTGCATCCTTGAGTGATTCTTCTACTGATTTAGATAGTGTCATTTTGTTTTGAAATTGGTGTGTATTCTAATGCATAAGGATTTTTTGAAAGATCTTGCCAAAAATCATCCCACTGTTTGTTTGCCTCAGGAGAGAAATCATTTCCAGAGAAAGTAATAGTTTCTTGATTTAATGTGGGTGTTGATTCACCTTTTAAGAGTTCTAAAAGTTTCATACTATGCTTATAGCATGTTTCGTGATAGTCTCTTTTCTCCCTGACAGTTCTTACAATTGTTTCATACACTTGTTGTGGAGTATGTGGAGACTCTAATGATTCTTTCACCCAATCGGATAACATATTCAGTGAGTAATCTTCGTGCTCATCAAATGGTTTCATCTAGATTCTCTTTGACTAGTGTCTCTATCATAGTGCTAATTTTTTTACTTGTCAAGTCATTCAAAAAATTCCACTTAGGGTCATCCTTATCCCATTCTATAGTGAATGTACCATCTTCATTCAGGTCTACTTTCAGACTGTCTTCCATTTTTCTTTAATTGCTTTCTAATCATTTTAGCATACGTAACCTCTTCTTGGGAATACCATTCAGGATGTTTTTTAAATCTCTTGATAATTTTTTTTGATGCCTTTTTGTCGGATAAATCCACTTTAAGTTTTATTTGGATGTTTTAAGTATTTAACAACTTTGCATTAAAAAACCCTCTTGCGAGGGTTAATTGTATTAAATTCTCTGAATAATCAAGGCGGATGCAGATAAACTAACATTTTTTACCTCTAACTGACTGCGTGCAAACTTAAGTTAGAACCTCCCGACAGATTCTTTTACAGACTGACTGATTATTGTCACATTCTACCAGACATTCATAATACTCGTTGATCAAATTATCAGAAATTTCGGACTTGTTTTCCTCCAGTTTAAACCCTGCTAATTGATTAAACGATATTAGATTGTGCATGATGAACCTCCATGTATTAGATAAGCAAAAGACATAATGTAAGATTTTCAGGTCATCGTTCCTCCTGTGTTCTCCCTAATATTTATCACGAATTGCTGACATTTGCAAGTTTCTGAAATAAAAATTTATGCCTAGGATGATGTGCTTACTGTCATATAGTCGTGAGAACTTCTTGTTGTTTGAGGTAAAGTTTCATGTAACATCTACACATATCTCTTAGTTCATCAGGAGTTAAACTATCAAGATCACGAGACATCTTTTCATAGGTAAATTGCCTACTTGTAGTTTTTAAAGTAATTTCTTCCGGATCCATGACTTTAACTATAGTTCTCTATTAGTTATATCATTGCCATCTCTTTGTTTTGAGATAATCCAAAACATCATTGCGAACATCCATCAGTTCATGATAACATTTTTGATTGCGAGCACAATCACGAAGAGATGCATCAGGTTTAATTACGGATTCAATAAAAATATCAAGTCCACGATTCCACTTTTCCTGTTTGCTTTCGCAATCTTCAATGCTGTTTTGATCCTTCATCGTTTTTTCTTCAGATTTTTTTCTATGTATGAAACAGCAGATGGATAATTTTTTGAAGTGTGAACGATTGATCCGTTGTTGATAATCACAAACTTTTTTGATTTTGCAAGTGGCACAGCTGCCCACATACCATCCTTGGTTACATAACCACTCGGATACCCGGATTTGTTTTCTAAAATGTCTTTGTTAGGACAAGTATAGAACTTTCGGTAATCTTTTGATTCACTCATTAGAAGACGGCAGTAACACTTACAACTGTTGCCGTAGGATTGCGTGCAAGTGCAGTTTTTCTTGCTTCTTCATAGTTCCGTGCGATGACAATCTCATCAAAGACGGTGCCAGACACATAGAGTTGAACTTTGCACTTCATGGGATGTTCCCCTGATTACTTTTGTATTATAGCAGAGTGGAGTAGCATTCTACTCCTGGTGTGACAGTTCTACTTCCGGATTACGGAAATTGCTGGCTCTCCCTGCTCAAATACGGTGTCTACAACTGCCTGAACGCTCTTGGCAGTGCTGATTCCCACCTTATCAAAGACTGGCACGCAGACCAGTCCAAAGGTCTTCTCAGCACCACCCAGACGGATCACACGACCGATAGACTGACTGATTCCAATGTAGTTCATGTTCCGCATGAACAGGACTGCCTCCAATCCCTTGACATTAATGCCCTCAGACAGAATAGAGTGGTGCATGACAACGAAACGAGTGCTATCCTGACCCCAGGCATTCAAAGTCTTGAAGAATTCCTCACGGGAAACCTTCTTACCATTGATGATTGCACCGGTCTTAGATGTAATATACATCCAGTTGTATCCACGCTCATGTAGTTGCTGACAAAAGTCAGACTGAGTTACCATACGCAGAATCTGCTTGGTAGAACGTGCTGCAATCAGAATCTTATTGAGTGAGTTTGCATCAATCGTATCCAAAAGATTCTTATCGTCAGATAGTTTGAAATCACCCTGAGGTAGTTGATGAACCACAACCTTAGGAGGAAGGATATAACCTTCTTTGACAAGTTGAGGTGCAGGAACATTACAGATGACCTGACCATAAACCTCAGGATCATTCATTCCTGGTTTGAATACAGACAACGAATGCTTAGGAGTCGCAGTGAAGAAATAGCAACGATCAGCATCGCTACTGAAGAACTCAGTTGCAGGAAAGAAATTACGTTGAACTGAGTTATGTGCCTCATCAAAGTAAATTGTATTCACTTCAATGTCTGCCTCTACAAGACGATGTAGTGAGTGATATGTGGTGAAGATGATGACATTCTCACCAGCAGTCCGTGCAGTATTGGTAAACAAGTGAATCGTGTCTGCTTTGGTAGTGCTGAAATACTCAACATCACCACTATGAACCTGCATCACATGAGTGTGAGTAGTATCAATCACTTCAAGAAACTCTTTGCAGAGTTGCTCTGCCAGAAGAATACGAGGTGCTACAACAACAATAGTAGAACCATTATCAATATACTTTTGATTCTCAATAATATCATGTATCATACACATAGTCTTGCCACCACCCGTAGGGATGATGACCTGACCCTTGTCATATGCCAGCATTGCATTCAGTGCTTTCTTCTGGTGTGGGCGAAGGGTGACCAAGTGCTTTCCTGTTTGGTATGAATATATTATAGCAGAAAACCACCCCGATTAGGAGGTGGTGTGACAGTTTTGCAACCGGTTTCTATAGTGTCTTAGAGCTTCCTCTTCAACCCGGACAAAGGTAGTCTATAGGGTTTTCATGATTCTGTCAAGCTATTATGTTGAACTTGTTACTGCCTCCCATGCAGAACCATTCCAGAAGTTAAGTTTGTTTGTGGTTGTGTTATACATGATTGCACCTTTGGGAAGGTTGCCATAACCACTCATTAAGTTTCTCTTGGTGCTATTGAATGTGGGAATTGCAAGTGAATCATATCCAGATTGGTTTTGTGTTAATGTTGCAACACCACAGAATACTGTGCCACCTGTGCTAACATTCAGTCTTCTGGATTCATTGTTATAAACGATTGAACCACCAGGAACACCATTAGGTGCAAGAAGTTTCTTGGCAGTTGCTGTTCCAAATCCAGATTGAACTGGATTTACATTCTGATTACCACCAGCATTTGAGGACCAGAGATTAGCAATGATGTCAAGTTCTTCATTATTAACTGAAGGAGTAATAATGTAACTATTCATCGTGGTACTTGCCGCACCAACATCAAGAATAGATCTTGCAAAGTAAGTATTGAAACCAACTCGCATCAAATATTTTTTACTATCAGCATCATTAGGAACCATTCCTAAATTAGTTGTTCCGTATCCTGTTGTTTGAACACCAACTGATGGAACAAATAATCCAACTCCACCAAACATGGTGAAACCATTTGAATCTGCCTGGAAATCACCATATGCAATCTGAGGAACAATTTGTCCTAATGCAGATGGAATTGATCTCGGATCTTGTTGCAATCCTCCATCAGCAGCTGTACTAACACCAAGTCTAGTTTTGGCGATGAATCCTTCGGTGGCATACATATCACCAAAAATTGTAGATTCAAACCCACCTCCAGATGGGAATCCAGTTTCAGATGCTGTGCCAATCCCTAACTTTCCACCAACAAAAGTATTTCCTAAGAATGTTCCGATGCCACTTCCAACTTGGAAATTGCGACTAACAAGAAGATCATTGAATGTTGAAATACCACTGGTTACGCTAATAACAGCACTACTAGAAATTGGTAGAGCACTACCATCACCAAGAGTGAGTTGATTAGCACCTTGTCCTACGGTAAGAATACCTGCAACCTGTCCATAACCACTTATGAATGTATTTCCACCGACTTCTAGTTCTCGTGTTAATGTAATACCATGACGATTAACACCTACCTTACCATCATATGTGGTCTCAAATTTAGTATTATCGTCGTATCTAACCTTGAAACTTTCTGTTGTTCCGGCACCAGATCCAGAATGGAGATTGATATTGACTCCACCAAAATCGTAATTAGAAAGACTTAGTGTTCCAGAGTTGAAACTTAAAACACCACTACTATTACCTGTTCCGACAGATTGTCCGACACTGATTCTAGAAGTATTGCTGGATGTAATAACATCTATTGCTGCATTTGTAATCTTTCTGATTTCAATATCAGAGGCAGGAGTATCAGAACCAATACCGAGTTTATTATCAACAACCAGTGCGGTTACAGTTGCAGAAGAACCAACAATATTTCCTACTGTAATCTCGGGTATTCCTGCAAGTGCAAAAGAAGTTCCGGCAAATCCTGCTGTCTGTGCAACACCACTCAAATATCCTGTGACATTACCAGTTACATCACCTGTAATATCTCCAGTAACATCTCCAGTAACATCTCCAGTGATATTACCGACAAAACTTGTTGAAGTAGTAACACCAGTGACAGTTAATCCACCGGCAGTGATTTGTGCATCGTCGGTGAAAGTTGCAATACCGGATACTACAATACCTGTAGAGTTTGTATCAAATTTCGCGGCATTGACTTCTCCGGTAATATCACCGATTACATCTCCAGTTATATTACCTACAACATTTCCGGTTACATCTCCAGTGATATTGCCGTCAAAACTTGTTGAAGTCGTGACACCAGTAACAGTTAATCCACCAGCAGTAATTTGTGCATCATCAGTGAAAGTTGCGATGCCGGATACAACGATACCCGTAGAGTTTGTATCAAACTTCGCGGCATTAATTTCTCCGGTTAAATCCCCAATGAAAGTGGTGGCAGTTGCAACACCACTCACGTTTAAATCATTTGTTATTTGAACGCTGGAGAAGAATGTGGAGAATCCAGATGCAAGTATGCTTGAACCAGTTATGATACCAGTAGATTGGAATGAACCAGCAGTTACAATACCTGTGAAGTTTCCTTGTCCGGTTGAATCAATACCAACGCCAAAAGTTGCCGATGTTGGATCACCACCGACTTGCAATAAAGTTGCGGGATTGGTGGTTCCTACCCCAACATTTATTAATGTAGAAATACCTGCGGTGGTAATAGTCCACCCAGTTCTTGCGACGGCAACAACACCGGATAATAAACTACCATCACCAATAAATTGTTGTGCTGTTACAACACCAGTTGCATTAAGACTGGTTGCATCTAATACTGTTACTGTTGATGCACCTGATACAAATACGTCTTCAGTGACAAATAAGTCCGCAGTTGATACAATACCACTAACTTTCGCAGTTCCTCTTACATCAAGAAACTCGGTCGGAATAGAGGTGCCAATTCCGACCAGTCCGTTTGCATTTACAATAAAGTTGTCATTATCAACCTGAACACCATTACGAAAATTAAAAGACTTTCTATAATTTGCCATCTACTTGTGCATCTCCATGGAGTTATTTATCTGATAATTTTTGCTCTAGAATTTCAACCTTAGCTGATAATTCCTTAACTGCTTCAATAAGTAGTGCAGTGAGTTTGTCATATTTGACTGCCATATAACCAGTCTCTCTAATAGTAGTGAGTCCGGGAAGTCCAAGAGCAGCAATTTCTTGTGCGATAACACCCGTATCTTCACCTTCATGAACACCACCCTCAATCCAGGTGAATGTATTACCACTGATTGAACGAACCTTGGCAAGAGGATTTTCAATAGGAGTGATATTTAACTTCAATCTTTCATCAGATGAGAAGAATGCGGTGATGTCATCGGTGACTGTTAATGTTCCGGTGATGGCAGTGTTGCCACCCAATGTTGATGTTGAAGAAACATTTAATGTTCCGGTGATGGCAGTGTTGCCACCCAATGTTGATGTTGATGAAACATTTAATGTTCCGTTCAAATCTAAGTTGTCATTAATTTCAACTTCACCAGAAGTAGAATCAAGAATTAACTTATCGCTAGTAGTGCTAACTGTGTTTCCATCAATTCTAACATTGTCAATATCTGCTCTGCCATTAACATCAAGAATACTAGCAACCGTTAGATTGCTACTCATATTGACATTGCCATCAAATTGTGATGTGCTATCAACATTCAGAGTGCCATCAACATCCAGATTGTCGGTAATATTAACAGTTCCACCAGCAGAATCAAGTATTAAATTGCCAGATGCAGTGTCAATTTCAGCATTGCCACTTACACCAATTCTAATCTCGTCAATGTGTGCCTCGGAGAATGGTAATGATGCGGTGCCAAGATATGCACCCTCATCAGCATCTGGGACGATGCCAGTATTAAATACTGCCTGTCCTGCAAATATTGATGTTGAAGAAACATTTAATGTTCCGTTTAAATCTAGGTTGTCATTAATTTCAACTTCACCAGAAGCAGAATTGAGAATTAAATCACCCAT